GCCTGATAAAGTTACAGACGTACCCAAACCGAAAAAGCCTGTAAAACATACACCTTTGAAAAGTAATACACTCCCTTTTAAACGAGCGAGAAAATTTCCGCGTCGAATGGGTCAGCAATTGTTGTACTGTGAATTAGGTGTCGCGTGTCCTAATAATTTGGAAGAAAAATCTTCTTCATCCTCTTCGAAAAATGAAATATCAGGTTGTACATTAAGTCACTTTGTTAAAGAACGTGGTGATATTTGTACTTTCGGGAAACATTGTAAGGTTCTCACATGTCCATTAATTCATATCTGTTCATCATTTGTCAAATTGGAATCGAAGACTAGTCAACCAATTGTCCAGGATAAATGGCAAGATTGTGTATATGATTTGTCTTTTAAAACTAATCTTGGAGTTATTCAGTCGGGAGGAGCCTGTCGGATTGGTGATCGTGTGTATACTGCTGCTCATATCGTATCCGGAAATGGATTTACTTCTATTATGAAAGACAAGGAGTCTCTTTTTGGGGGATCTGTGATTTGGACTTTACATGGTGATGACTTAGCTAGTATTGCAGTCACATCTCTTAAACCCTTTAGTCCTACTGGTTCGGCTGCTAAGTGGGCACCTCTCACAATTGCGAATATGCCTATTTTTCTGTTGCATGGTCGGGGTAAGAGTATTGCTACTGGTTTTCTAGCTGGTACTATTCATGAGCAATCAATGGGATATATATCTCACACAGCAAGTACGGAGGTGGGTGATTGTGGGTATCCTATCGTAAATGGAAATGGTCATGTTGTTGGGTTACATGTTCAAGGTGGCGCTGGTGATGGTGTGAAAACCATTAATTGGTGTACTCGTAGCACAATGTCAAAAAACTTATAGAACCCTCCTTGGATTTGGGGGGCCTGAATGAAATAGCTATTATTAATGGGATCGCTACTCACGATCTTTATACTGATAGACTTACAGGCTTCGGTGCCAACTTCAAGGCACAACATTTGCGTGTTGTGGCAATGGGTCGCAAGGATTTCAATGTTAAGTTTGATGAAGTTGAAAATACCTTGTTTAAAGAGTTTTTGGAAGTCCATGGTTATAAAGAGCTATGGACGCATAGACAAATACAACCATCACAGGTGGCTCTAAACCGCGCTGTGTTAAAATATGATAGACCGCAACCAGTGCTAAATAAGAAGGCCTGGAAGTTTGCGTGTGACTTCATACCCCATCATTTTGATGTCTATATCAATAACACTGTGGTTTATCCCACTTTTACAGTCAAAAGTTATTTAGATATGTCCACAAGCCCTGGATGGCCGTGGACGTCAGCAGGATATCATGAAAAGAAGCATTTTTTTGAAAATCCTCTAGCTGAGGGGATAATAGAAAATTGGTGGCTGCAATTACATTGCTGTCCACCCGAACCAATATGGACCATTGCATTTAAACGCGAGATGCGTACTATTGCTAAAGTGTCCTCTGGTGACGGACGTATTTTTACGGCTAGTCCGGTCGAACTAGTCGTGGCCATGAATCGGCTATGTTTAGACTTTAATCACCAATTTTATGCCTGCCATGGTAAAACATGGTCATATGTAGGAATGACTCCTTATTTCGGTAATTGGAATCGATTATATCACAAGTTAAATGAGTACCAGAATGGTGCTGCCCTCGATTT